AATGACACGTCGAAACAATAATCTTAAATTAGTAATCGATGCCGTATAAACGTGCCAAGTGTAAAAAATAACAACCGCTGAGCGGGCGAGGTTACTCAAGCGGCTGTTAAACCATCTCCAATAATGGAGACTTATCTCTTAATTAAATCCTCGCCGTACCGATGCAAACATACAAACAATTTTTTAATCCACAAAATAATTCCAAGAAAAATATCGATTATTTTCGGTTATAATCGAAAATTTATAATCATTATAAACATGAACAACGTTTAAATGTTTGCATTACAGTAAATTACATTTTATACAGAAGTTATCAGGTTTTTACGCTTATCTTTGGGATATTCTGATGTTCTTCTCCTCGACACCGCATGACAATCAAGACACCGAACATTTGAGAACTTTGATACGTTGGTATATGTGAATGTACCCGTGTCTGCCAAATTGGTCGATCCGCAATAAGGACACGTCTCCTCTTCGTTCTCGAAGTACAAAGAAAGGTTCGGATGATTCTTTATCCAGGGTCTAAGTCGAAGATATACCTTTTCGAGAATATCCACATCCTTGACATTATACTCCTCCATGTAGTTAAGCGCATCTTGATCGCCGTTCACGCACTTATCCCATAAAGCAAAAGAAGTCTCTTTTTTGTGATCTATGTTGAAATATTCGGCCAAATCGTCCAACTTGTTTGAGGTAAACGCAAAGTTCTTTCGAGCAACCAATAACGTGTCTATTATTCGATATGGAGACGGAGGATTTAGTCCGTTGATGATAAACCTTGCGTTCATCTTCGGCACATCAAATCGCTGTGCGTTATGGGCGATAATAATGTCGCTTTGATCAAACAAATGCCACAACGACTTAACCACTCTTTCGTCGTTTTCGTTAAGCGCTTCTTTAGGAGATAATACATCGCTCATGATGTTGTTATTGTTTAACCACTTTGCGCTCCAAGACAACACATACCAATCCGATATAAACTGACTTGATGCTATATCCTGCTTCCACTTGCCCCAAACATAAGCTTTCATCGGTGCTGTTTCAATATCAAAAATCAATATTCTTGGTACTTTCTCATTTGATGCTTGAAGATCGGTAATATGCTGCTTATTCTGCCTGAATTGTTCAAGACGTTTATATTCTTGTTCGCTCATTCTTATTCGGTACGTCTTGTTGAATATTCTCGGCTTGAAGTCGGATATACTCTTACCCCTTATCGAGGCTATAAACTCCATCTCTGGTACAGAAATTGAATATTTACGATTTGACATAACATTTCATTTTTGATTCGACAAAGTTTTCAGGTTTTGAACATTACCTGTTCTTATATTGTTCATGCAATCGGCAGCCCATCCGACAAGGTATGCAAAGTGCTCATCCATGCCTGCCTCGAAGCTGAAACCCATATTGCAATCACTGAATATTTGAGTAGCCACATGAACAGATTCATGCGCAATCGTCTTTACCGTCATCTGCTTTTTGGATGCGAATATCACAAGCACGCCGTTATTTGACTTGCCCAAGTCATATACGGGAAACACCACCGCATCGAAACTTCTGTAAAACTCGTTTACGTCGGCATCAAAAGAAAAATAATTCTTCAATGATTCGGTGTCATCGGTAACCGCAACCCATACCTTTCTCGGATAGATTGCAGGATCGAACTCGTAGATTGTTGATTCTTTCATTGTTGTGTATTATTTGTTGCGTTTGGTTGTGCAGTAGCCGATATTCTCTCAATCTCTGACAGCAACTCTGCGTCTCGTTTGGCTTTTTGTTCTTTAATAATTCGATCCCATTCACTAACAGTTGAGTACATAGAAATCTTCTCCGAAGCGGTTTGTTTAGATATAAATCCGTTTTGAACCGCACTTGCAAGGTCGGCGACCATAGCACTTTCAGAAACGTGTACATATGGTTTGATCCACCATTTCATAGGGAGATTCTTGAAGTCTATCGTACTCTCAACCTCCATGCCGTAACCAAAAGAGAATATCTTCACCATATCGTTCAAGAACGGTTGATATTCGTTTGCGTCGGTCATTGCTTTTTCATAAGCAGGAGAATAAAGTATTTTAAGCGCAGCGGCTGGTAAATCGCCTGATTTAAGCGAAGGAGGTATAACAGTAAATGATTGTTCATAGATCATCTTATACAAGGTGTCTATTTGTTTCATGAACGATTCTGACGCATTAGGAGCATTAAGATAGCCAGCCTTATCATCTTTCCCCATCTCCAATATTTTTACAGTACCGTTCATGTCGAACTCTTTATTTATAACCGTATCTCCATCTCCCTGTAGGTAAAGAATAGGGAATCCGTATGCTTGGTTGTTCTGCGCCATCTGTGAGAATGATAGCTCAAAAGATTCTATTGAGTTTTGAGATGGAGTCCAACATGCACCGTCATTATCTCTCATATAAGCCACAGGTACAAACGGAAACCCATGAAGCTCTTTGCTTACCCTTGTATATCCGTCTATGCCGAACATATTTAGTATTCGTTCGGTCATCTTCTTGCCTGTGGCTTTCTTGTATCTTGTAAGAAATTCATCATCCCATACCTCTAACCACTCTGTTATCTTGTTACCATCTTCGTCATAGTCATAATATGACCGTGCAAACAGTAACATCTTACCTGTTATAGGGTCTCTATGAGGATAAAGTACGTCTCCGTTTAAAAAAGACAGTGTCTTATATCCAAATTCACCGTTATCCATAAACCCTACGAAAGCGCCATCGCCTGTTATCTTAACCGATTTAGCCCCTTCGTAAAATGCCAACTCCATATCCTTCTGAATCCATCCGCTTCTGAATTTAAGAAACATTGCTTCTTGTTCTTCGGTCGGATTCTTTACGTTGAGCTCAAACTGAATATCATCACCGCACAAGTGGACAAGCTGTTTTAATGCTATGATTTGTTGAAAAGCGAAAGCAAGTCTCGGCACGCATTCTTTGTAAACTCTTCTCTCTGTTCTTATTTGATTACCTTCGTCGTCATATACGGGTACTATCTCTTCTCTGTATATGTCCGGATAAACAGTAGGGTCGTTGATAGCATGTCCAGAAGGGTAAAACTCTCGAAGAAAGTCTGCTTGAGTTACCGTCTGAAACATCATGTTGTCGTTCATTGCAGAAAGCGTCTCTTCGGTAGATATGAATCTCGATTGAGAAAGATACCCAGCAGGAGTTATCCGCTTCCACACCCTCTTTGTTTTAATGTCTATTGGTTTCATAATTAATTTATTTACCGTTAATGGTATCGTGGATTAAATGTTTGTCTATAAGAAAATTGAGGACTAATAAATTTTGTACCTAATTTCGGCACGCCCTTGCTCTTTTTAGATTTTATCTCGAAGATCATCCTCATAAACATAGCCTCTATAAAGTCTGGTGAATGGCCGACAAACTTCTTCATTTCAATCTTCTTTATAAGTGAAAATCCTTTCTCATAAGACGACGCATTGGCTCTTATTGCCTTTCGTTCATCCATAAGTATTTGCCTCAACTGAACATTTTTATTCTTGCCAGCCTCAAATCGGTAGTCTAATAAGGTAGGTTCTATGGATATTTCTTTATTGATGAGTTTCTTTGCAAAAAGATATGCCGCCTGCGATTTGATTGTGTCGTAAAGTCCTTTGTCTTCTTCGGCCACAGATTCTCTGTTATTGAACGGCACTGCACTATTAAAGAATCCCTTGAATATCTGTCCGATCCCGTTAAGGTCATAGGTAAAGTTCTCCTCTAATACTCTCCATTCTTTCAACTTAGCCCGAACTACATTTACCGTATCTTTTGAATCTTTCTTACATACAAACAAGTCTTTTATATGCCATCCTTCCCATAACCACATAACAAGGTTATCTCCGCCTTCGAATGCAGCATCAAGCGAAACTCTTCGAACCCCGTCGCCTGTTTGTTGCGGATTGTTGAAGAACGCCTCCATGTGGCTCATCTTGATCATATCATCACCAACCGACTTGTATTTCCAATTACCTTCAAGGTCTCTTGAGCGTTGTTCTTCTGACTGACCAGCAAGGTTGGCTAAATAGGTAGGGTCTGATCGCATTAATTGAATGTTGTCGGCAAGTTTGGCCTCAACGAAGGTTACGGATTTAACGAATAAGTCGGCAGGTGATCCGTAAATATCATAGGATGGCAACCAATATTTGTCGATTGTATCTTTGCATTGTTCATACACTTCTTCTTTGCTGTTACCCCAAAAGATATTGCTTACATCGTCTCCGTCCATGAAACAGTATCTTACTACACCATTTCGTTCTGGTATTGGTAGTCCGTCTTCTCCGATCCACCAGTCGATGAATTTAGCCACCCAAGAATCAGGGTCTGGGTTAGATGTTCCCCATATTCTATTGTGTATTCCGAATGCATTACGATTGTTAGTTATTAGATACTTAAATTTTTGATACTCTATATGCGTGATTTCGTCTATTCCTATAAACGCATACTGTTTACCCTGCATCCTGACTTTAAACTCTTCGTAATTATCAGAATAGTAGTTAAATTTAAGTGATGCACCAGAATAGAAGTTCCACGTCATGTCGGCCTTAGATCTATTGTATGTACCGAAGTCGCCATATACACTATGAGAGGTATCGATAAGGTCTGAAAGGTCATCTATCTCCCTACGAAAAATAGTAGCCCTGAAATCTTTATTCTGATAGTCTTTTAATGCCTCTAAAAGAAGCGAGAATGAATTGTGGGTTACGATAAAATCATTAACTAAAAAAAGCGAATCGGCGTTTTCAACTCTAATGCAACACACTTCTTCTTTTCCAACATATTCACAATCTATAATTCTTCGACCATATTCACTTACTCCGCCGTTATATTCTCTGCATAGTTCTTTCTTACGTGTAAGTCTGAATAATCGTTCTGAATTTGGTATTTTGATGTATATTGTATATGCGTCATTGCATTGTACGTATTCGCCATCTGCTGTTTTATATCCAGCCTTATTCTTACTTATAGTAGCAGTCCCGCCGAGACTATTAATCATGAACTTGACGTCTTTTGCCAATTGTTCGCTAATAGTGGTATAAGAGCAATGTCCTCGTTTGTCAACATAACCGTCGGTATCCATTAATCCTTGTACTAATGCAAATCGCTCTTCGATTGTCCCAAATTTATACATATCTGGGATAAATTTTGTATCAGACAAACAACCTAAGAGCCCTATGGTATGAAGATATTTATATAATTTATCGTCTCTAATAGAATAATCGGATGACTGATTGTTGGCTTTTTTATAAAAGCTATCCATGCTTATACCATTATTTTTAAAATTATCAACAATTTCTTTATCCATTGTCGTTAATTTTATGATATTACCCTTAAATTGATTAGATAGGCATCCATCTCCAATAAGAGCCCCTATTATATACGGGTCTATAGATTTATCTTTTTTACCATAAACCTTAGTAAATTCAACCGGGTCACAAAGTGGGACAATAAGGTTATTGCTATACTTCGATTCTTTGTTCTTCTCAAACTTAAGGTGTTTGTATATCATATCCGTAGTCCACACTCTCCAATCTGCCTCTAATCCATTTCCTCCTAACTTTCTTTTTTTACTTATGTAGTTAGTCTTACGTAAAGTCCATGCGTGGTCATAAGAGCAAATAACAGAAGATCCGTCTATAAATGTCATTTTATAAACGTCTTTCACTCCATTGAACGATATGCTCCAAACCCTTTGCATTCTACCATCTCTACCCGTGATTATTGAGCCAGGCTTTAATTCAGAAATAGGTCTAAATCCAAACGGAGTACACACTAATGTGCTGTAAATCAGACATTTTGAGCCACCCCTCGAGCCTCCGCCAAAAATAATATCCGCGCTTTGCGACAACATGTTCTCCTGTCCTCCACGCTGCGCAATGATTTTATAAGGATTTCTCTTTTTAGCATCTTCTTTGCGGAGATGTTCAATATAATCCCACGAATAGAAATCTTTATCTTTAATTGTTACAAATCTATCCATTTTAAAAACTTTATCGCAAATATAGTGATTTTTACGTAAATATAGAATTATTTGGCAAAATAATCGCCGATAATTATTAGAATAATAGAAAAATTGTTGTACATAATAAATTCTTTTAATAACTTCGCATAAATTCGTTAAATATTTCAAGAATATTTTTGTGTTGTTGAAAATATTTGTTAAATTTGTATAATTAAAAACAGAAAAATGGAGACAGAAAAAATCTTATCCCAAATCAAAGCAAGAGTCGGACAAACCGACGTATCCGATCAGTCCATTTCGGACTACATCAAATTGCACCTGTCTGATGATGCAGAGCCAGATGAAGCATTTTACGACAAAGCTGTTAAGCTTATCAAATCGTTTCAAGGCAACATATCCAACTTTGCAGCCACTACGGTAAAAAAACAGATAGAGGCAAAAATGAGTGAGCTAAAAAATAGCCAACCGCAACAAGCAGAACCAAAGTCGGAGAACCCGAAAGAAGGAGATGCAGAATTACTGAAACGGCTCGAAGCGCTTGAGCAGGCTTACGAAAGGGAGAGAAAATTAAACATGGTCAATTCTTTGCGTAACGAAGTCAAGTCGAAGGCCGACGCTCTTAAAGTGGCTCGTAAATCTTTATGGGAGGACATAGTATCTACTATCGACATACCCGAAGATGCAACTGCAGAATCACTTTTAGAGACAGTAAAACCTACTTATGAGGCAAAACTAAGGTCTTACTTGGGAGATGGAGCAGTACCTTATCAAGGTAATCCAAATCCGCCAAAAAATGATGTAGGCAAGTTGGACGAGTTCTTTGCCAAAAAGTTGGGACAGGCTAATGTGCCCAAAAAAGAATAATAAAATTAATTAATTATGAGTACTTACGGAAGAACAGAAAAAGAATTTGGATCTGGTAAGAATATCTGGTTTCAGTCAACACAAGTTTACCCTGTTGGTGGATTGATTGACACTACCGGATATGAAGTTGGGGCGGTTATCCCGGCCGGATCGATGTGCGTACTTGACACAGCGTCAGGTGCATTGAAAATTGTAAAAGCGGCAGATATTGGGGCTGACCCATTAACTCCTGCCACTGATGTAAACGGTTTGCTTTACAACGATGTGATTGTTGGTGAATTTACCACAGGTACTGTAGTTCACACCGGAGTGGTATTTGAGGATATGTTGGAGGAGGCTATCCCGGCTGAAGTTAAGGCTGCGCCGAACATGTCTGGTATTAAATATGTTAAACACGCTTAAATTTGGAGGATAGACGATGAGAACTAATGTAAAATCATATTACGACTTACTTGACTTCGGATTAGGCGGTGCGAGCTTTCAGCAATTTGTTGACAGGTTTTATCAGAAGTATAATGCACCTCAAACTGACGGCTTTCAGTGGGATGACGAAATTCAGTTGGATTTCACCTACGAACAATTAGAAGCCGATTTGGGTGTAGCTACACTCCCTGTTTATACCGATATTGATTCTCCGGGTCTCTATAAGAGCTTCGAATCTTTCAAGATCGGTTCTAACAAGATACCGCCTCAAAAACACGGATTTGCGTTGAATCAAAAGATTCTTCGTGAAAGAATGATTTTGGCGCAAAAGTATGGAGAAGCCGCTTTAACAAGCGAAACGCAAGACGCATTACTTAGCTTACAGTTTGATTCTATCGACAAACTGATAGCAGGTAATTACAATGGACTTACCCATCAACGTATGCGTATCGTTTCTACGGGTCAGTTTACCATTGACGCCAACAACAACCCTCAAGGTATTAAGGGTGTTACGTTTGACTTTGGTATTCCTGCGGGCAACAAAGAGGCTTTATCTGGTGAAAATCGTTGGTGGAAAACTGACAAACATATCTTGGCCAATGAAGGAGGTACTTCTGATCCTATCAAGTATCTGAAAGATAAATACAAATGGGCTAAGAAGAACGGCTATCCTATGGGTCATTTCGAAATGTCGCAAGACTTGTTCGATGACCTGTTGGGACACAGCAAGGTTCTTACCCGTATCGGACAGATGATGTTCCCGAACGCAGGTTCAGATGCTTTGAGCTATGCACAAAACTTGTCTGACGATGCAATTGCGGCAGCCATCACTCGATTGGTAGGATGTCCTATCATACCGAGAGATTCTAAGGCAATGGTTGACAAGTACGATCCTGCAACAAGGTCTCTTAAAAAAGACTGGGTTGAAAACTTCAACCTTCTCAATGTTGCATACGTACCTGACGGACAGCTTGGGACTATCAAGACTGCACAACACGTACTAACGGGTGATCCTACTGTACGTACCGCATTCTTCGATGGAGGCAGAACACTTATCACGCAACGTTTCGAGTCTCAAACTAAGAGCGTTTACGTTGAGAGCGAAATCTATGCGCTTTGTGTTCCTCAAGTTGCAAGATATATGTGTGTTTACACCGTAACCGCATAGACATGGCAACTACTCAATATACTACCGGCACTATCCCCGTAGAAGCATATCTGCGGGGGTGTGTTGGTTACACTGTATCGGACGAAGCCTTGTTGTCGATCTTCATAAAGAGAGGCGTAGAGATGGGTACACCAGCTGCTTCTCTCACAACGAAAGTACTTGAGTTATGCAAAGCAGACCTATATGTATATTGTGCCTCATTGCCAAGCACTTCTGCTACGGTAGAAGATGCGGATGCAGGATGGAGGCATAGAGAAGGCGGCATACAAAAAGGAGTTTCGGACAACGGAAGATTGATGCAGATGGCTAATTACATTTACAGTAAATATGGAGAGCAGACAAGTAAATCCACTATTAAAATGAATCCTTTAGGCATGAAGTTTCATGTATAACCCAAGATTCCCTCATACGTGCAAGGTCTATAGAATGACCGATCCAACCCCGTTCAGTCAGGGTACGGAAGAAGTCGTGTATGAAGGAGAATGCAGGAAATACACGAACACTTCACGCTTTAACGAGGTCGTCATTTCAAAGTACGGATTATCGATACCTGGAACTCTACCAATTAAGGTAGGTGATCTTTTGACAGTAACTGACGTAACCGGTACATTTGATGGTTCTGTGGTAGAAGTCAGTGCAGGTAATTTGGGGACTACCGTATTTTTTAACGCAACCGGGCAATGAACAACGAAGCAGCATTGGATAAAGGTCTTGAAAAAGCAAGAAAGATAGCTTTCGAGCATATACAGAAGTGCCTTGAAGATGCCTGCGACGAACTTGTCAGACATGCGCAACAAAATTACAAATCACCGATAGGATCATTTACGGGTAATACCATAACCAGCTATTCGGTAGGTTTATATATAAACGGTACGTTTGTATATTACTACCAAGACGACGGAATAAAGCCGCCTGTTAGAGGTAAGCTTACCAAGAAAGAGGGTAGGGTAGAGTTGTCACCAGATTGGGAAGGCAGAACAAGAAGTTACTACGCAAAGGTGGATACCGACGGAGGATATGGTAAAGACTCTGCGCTTGACTTCTTGAACAGCTATAAATCAAGGACGAAAGGAGTGGAGATAGTCATGTGTTCGGGGACTGAATATTCATCTTACATTCAAGATGTGATGAAGGGTAATGTACTCGAAAAGACTAAAGCCGAAGCTCCTTCGATTTTAATGTCGAACATGAAACCGATGAAATAATGGCAAAAGCATTTCCGAGAAGAGACATTCTGTTTTCGTTATATACCACGTTATCTACGATAAGCAAGGTATATATACCGAACAGACCGACGTCGAATCCAGACGCAGAAACGAGTTTCATGGTTATCGATATACCAGGTACGATGAGCGACAGAAATGCCTATCAAGAAGCATCTTTACGCATAGACCTGTTTAAGAAAGACTTTGCAGGAGGAGTTGAGGATGTAGAAGGATTGGACAATCTTTACAAATCGGTCATAGCATTATTCCCGATAGTTACCGATGATTTTACGGCTATTTCTCCGAGACTTGTTTCTGGAGGTAGCGACGACAAAGGATTTCATTACATGATGATTTACGCAGATATTTTAACAAAATAATTTACAATTATGGCAGAAATTACAATTACAAAAAAAGTCGCCGATTTACAGGCGGTTTTCGACAAAGTCAAGAGGGTATTTTACAATACCGCAGCCAATCTCGATCTTGCTACTCTTGCGAACATTGATTATGAACTCCCAGTTATTGAGGACAGTTTCAATTTCGATATTGGTGCAGCAAGCATCTCTACCGTTAAGCTGACTACGGGTCAGAAATGGGCGAGCTATGTTACAGCAGGCGATCCTGATGTTTCTATGCAGGTTGCATCGGTTGATGAAGACATTGCAGGGCTATTTATGACATCTAAGGGTGCGGCCGTTTCAAGTGGCACTAATACCTTAGGAGGATTATCGCTTTCGGGACAAGGATATTCAACCGAAACCAAAAAAGTAACAGGATCGCTTATTCTTGCATCGGAGGATGGTACAAGATTGGTGGCACTTCCTAATGTGGAGATGTTTGCCAATCCAGTTATTGCTTATGGTACTCCCGCATACTTTAATGTTCAGATCATCCCGAAACCTAATCAGGACGGAGCTGACATTATCCTTTTGGCTGGGGCTTAAACAAAACTTGGGTTAATAATTAAGAGGGTGGTGGGAAAATCCACCGCCCTTTTTTTAAAATATGATTATGGCAACTGTAAAACAACCATCTAAAGAAGCACAAGACGAGCTAAACTCTATCATAGAGAATCTACCCGATTACGCCAAGATACGAAACAAGACGTATAAGATCAAATGGCTTCACGCGGGGACAGTAAGAAAGATCAATCAGATCATACTTAAAGAAGGTAACGATGCTGTGGCTAATTATCAGACTGCGGCGTGTATCATTCTTAATGGTTTCTTGAAGATAAAGTTCATCTATCCGTTCTTATGGAGATGGTTTTATTATGTAAAACAATACTCCGAAGCCGATTTAACGGAGGTATTGGCTATCGGTAAAAAAAAAATACCGCTGCAATCGTACTTCGTGAATACCATATTGATGACCGATATGAGGGATACGATGGTGATGATGAACAAGAAAGAAGTATCTTCTATCCGTCAAGGACAAGATACGGTGCAGCGTGGGATTACTTAAAAGATTACAGTTGGATGATGCAGCCTAAAACAATATTATTCTGTAAGATACCTATGTATCACTACTATTGGACAATGACAAACGCTCAACTTGAGTTAATCATAAGCGATAAGCCTGTGTCATACATCAAACCTGAAAAGAAAAAGTTTGGCAAGCCGTCTGCTGACAGGATAAATAGGTCGATTGAAAATTACAAAAACCGTAATAAGAAATAGTCATGGCAAAACTCGGATCGTTATATTTCTCTATCCTTTACAAGGATGATCCAAAGCAGTTGGAGGCGATAAAAAGGAGAGCACTCAAACAACTTAAGAAGCTTGAGGTAAAGCTCAATGTAAGCGCCACCACCAATACTTCTGCAACTGCAAAAAGAAGCAATGCAGGCGCTAAAGCTACACAAGAAGAAATAGGCTACATCGAACAACTTATTCAACGGACTAAAGAATTAGAACAACAATACAGAAAACTCCCCAAGTCCGCCGATGCAACCGAGACTATTCAAGAATTTGCCAAAGTTAAAAAAGAATTGGACGAAGTTGGCAAAAGCCTTGTCGATGCATCCAAAAAACAGAACTTGGCCGAAGGTAGTATTCTTTCTTATAGAGCCGAATTATCCAAGTTAATCTACGAATACGATAGATTAAGCGAAGCAGAAAGGGAGGCAGCCGCAGGTAAAGAGCTGCTTAAAAACATACAGCAAACAACCATAAAATTAAATGAGGCCGAACAAGCCTCAATGCGTTATCAGCGAAATGTCGGTAATTATAAGTCTGGTTTTAACGGCCTCACGTTTCAGGTACAACAATTAGCACGAGAGCTGCCGTCTATTGCTTATGGGGTTAATATATTCTTTGCCGCCATATCTAATAACGTTCCAATGTTTGCAGATGAGGTAAAAAGAGCCAATGAAGAGTATAAAATACTTAGGCAGCAGCAAAAAGAAGGCATGAATCTGAATGTAAAAGCCGTGCCTGTATGGAGACAGGTTGCCGCAAGTATATTTAGCTGGCAAACGGCAATTGTTGCGGTAGTTACCGTGATGACCTTCTTCGGGGCTAAGATTTTTGAGGCTATTGGTAATATGCTGAAATTTGGCAGCGCAACAAAGTTAACCAAAAAAGAAATCAAAGAGTTAAACGAAGAATTTGCGAAAGCTGCTGGTAAAGATATTGCGCAATTGGATATATTGTTCGACAGATTAAAAAGAGCAACAGAGGGAACGGCTGAATGGAATGATGCAAGGGCTGATATTATCAATCAATACGGAGAATATCTAAGCGGGATGAATCTCGAACTGTCAGGTATAAAAAACCAAACAGAGGCCTATAAGTTGCTGACACAATCAATTTACGAAAACGCAAAATCAAAAGCAATAAACAGCGCAATTGAGGCTGAGACCACAGAAAGGATAGAGAAACAAAAAACATACTACGACGATATTGCTAAATCTATTAAGGGTGTGTATGGAGATAGCGAAGCTGGTCGAAGGGTATTTCAGGCTATTGCTACCGAGCTCGAAACATCTGGCAGATTAAGCGATGAGTTAAGATCAAAGCTTAAAAAGACATTCGACGACACAGTAACTGTTTTCAACGAAGTAACTGGTGATTACGTAAAAAACACGATCAATCCTGTACTGAAGAATGTAGATGAACTCATAAAAATACAGGATAAATCGGCTAAGAAGATCAAAGATATAGGAGATCAATACGCATATCTCGGTAAAACAAGCGAATCGAATCTAATTAAAAACAAAGCATATTGGGAGAATCAATTAAGCGCAGCACAGAATCAATTGGATTTAATGGACGATTCACTTATCGGCACTGAAGAGTGGAATAAAAAACTAAAAGAAATTGAGGATATTAAGGCAAAGATTGCGTTAAGAGATAAAGAAAGCACGAATGAAACTAATGCTACAAACGACATACTGAAAGATAGAGTTGCTTTGTTGATGGAGGCTAACTCGATGTACGAAGAATGGGTTAAGATAGCAGGTAGTGATAGAGCCAAGAGTGTAGCCAAAGCTATATACCCAGAATTTAATCCCGATACATTAAGATCAGAATTAGAAGAGATACGCAAAACAGGCAGCACGCAGGCACGTGTTGAGGCGGCCAAAGCTTTAACAGGATTAGACAGACAGTCGGTAGAAACAACATTGGCCGACGTAGAGAGACAGATTACAGAAACAATAGCTAAATGGGATTTGTTCTCTAAACTTTATAAAGAATCGGGAGATTATAGTTTCGCCATAAACGCAGTGTTCGGAGGTAAGGTAGGTTTTAAGTCTGTATTAGAACAACTGCAGAAAGAAATAGAGGATGAGATAAAAGGCAATAAAGTTGGAATATCATTTACAGAACTCATAAAAGCAGATCCTGATACCGTAGCAAAGATGTTTGGAGGAAAAACATCGGCACTTGTCAAAGCATATCAAAAAGAATCAAAGAAGCTGTCCGATGAAAGTTTGATGAGAGCTGCCGAGTTACTAAGTATTTATAAGAACTACGAACAACAACGTAAGGATATAATAGCTCAAGGAGAACAAGATGTTGCCGATTTGATTAAGAACGGAGCTTCACAAGCAGCGGTAGATGAAAGCAGAAAAAGAACTAAGGAGGCACTTGCTTCTTTGGACTTCGAGAGATTCAAAGAGAGTGATACATGGGTAATGGCGTTTGAAGATATAGACAGACTATCCACTTCGGTTATTGAAAGTATCATATCAGACTTAGAAAAGTTTAAGGCTTCTGCTGGTAAAAGTTTACCAATAAACGAGTTTAAAGAACTCATGTCCGTGCTTAAGAAATTAAGAAGCGAATATGAGTCTCGCAATCCGTTTAAATCGCTAACCGAAGGTATATCAGAATATATAGACGCTTTAAAAGAACTGAAAGATGCGAGAGCAAATTTGTCTATCATAGAGGCTGGTGGAAAGGTGATAAACGCTTACGGAGTAAAATCAACAACTACTACAGACGAAAGTGGGGCATTGCCTGTAGAGAAGACAGAAATACAAGGCATAAGTGTAGAATATAAATCACTCGCACAAGCACAAACAGAGGCAGCTAATGCCGGTATAAAATTAGCGGCAGCCGAGAACAAGATTGCCGATGCGTTTAGAAATGCACAACCATACCTTGACCTGTTCTCAAGCACACTCGGCAGTTTAGGATCGATGTTTGAGGCATTGGGTAATGAAGGTGTAGCTGACAGTGCAGGATATGTTATGGAAGCCTTAAACTCGGTATCCAATATAGGCGAAGGCTTTGCAAAAGGAGGTATAGTAGGAGGCATAGGCGCTGCTATGGGTGAAGTGGCTGGTTGGGTTGTTAGGATATTACAAGCACATGACAAAAAGCTTGATAAAGCCATCAAAAAAAGCGAGGCGGAGGTTATAAAGTTAGCGGCAGCATATCGGTCTATTGAAGAATCACTTCGCAGGTCTCTCGGGGATCAGGAGGAGTTACTCAAAGAACAAAAGAAAAACCTTGAACTTCAACTCAAACAATTAGAGATTCAAAGAAAAGCAGAAGAGGCCAAGAAAAACACTGACAAAAAGAAGCTTGCAGATTACGATGCCGCCATAAGAGAAGCCGAAGAAGAACTTAGATACTTTGCAGAAGAGGCTGCATCAGATCTATTAAACATCGACTTTAAGAATTGGGCGTCTCAATTAGGTGATGCGCTATTTGAGGCGTGGAAGAAAGGAGAGGACGGCGCAGAAGCGTTCAGAAAGACATCTGCCGATATATTGGCTGGCGTGATGAATGACATGCTTAAAATGCAAATCTTAGAGCCGATGATGGAGAAAGCACGAATAGCTTTGCTCGGAGAAGACGGTAAGGGAGGATATTTCGGACGTGATTATGTGCTTGATGAGAGAGAAATGCAAGGACTTGCCAAAATCCTTATGGAGGGAGAAAAGAAGTCGGAGGCCTATTATAAAGCACTTGATTCTCTCAATAAATACATGGAGGATAATTACGGCGTTTCGCTTAAAGAAAAACCCGATAAAGAAGAGGGGGGGTTGGCGGCTGGTATAAAGGGTATAACCGAAGACACGGCTTCATTGCTTGCTTCTTATGTAAACGGTATAAGGGCTGACATTGCCATGCAATTGGACTTTGTCAAGAGGCTTATTGATTCGGATATGCCAGAAATAACCGCATTGGGTAAAGCACAATTAATTCAACTACAAAACATAGCAAGAAACACAGAGAAAGCATCCAAGATGGCAGAAGATATTATGGACTTCTTAAACTCTGTTTCGGCTGGTACTAAATCTCTAAAAGTTAAATGATATGGACTTAAAAGAACTCAACATAGAACTAAGAACATCGGCAAGACGAGTAGGCCTTTGCGACAAGTGGTTTAACGAATGGGATCTAAACTCTGACCATCAGACGTTAATCGACAAATACAAAAAGGGTATTGATTTCGTCATGGAGAACAATTTCCCGTCGAACGAGTTTATCGTTAACAACATAGAAAAAGAGTTGCTTGGGAAGAACAACATCTATGTAAACACAGAATTTTACGTAAATAACCCTCAAAGCGATTGTGTCGTTCTTGACAGTAGCGGTAAATTTGTGTTCAGCGGATTCTCTGTGAGAGATATATATGTTAACGGAGCTTCGGATATTGAGATAGAGGCAAAAGATCACGCTAAGGTTTATGTAACAGTTTACGGATGCGCCGATGTCCACCTTGTGCAAAGAGGGTTGGCGAGTATAAGCGTATATAAGAACACCGACTGTAATATTTCATTTGAAGGTAGTGTAAAAGTCCATGAAAAAGATTGAGAATATTTTGAATGTTTTGATTAAATTGTTAAATTTGTAAGTAAATAATCGCTATGGCAGAAGCATACACCATACTATTTCAGAAAGAAAAAACAGGTGCTGTATTGAAGGACTTGGTAAGAGACTTTAATATGGTTTGTTTGTCGTTTCCTCTTCAGCTTAACTTAGAAGCTAGGGACGTAGTTACCGACGATTGGCCGGAAGAAGATGGAGAAGATTGGTTTGAGCCGAGTGTTCTCCCATTAAAAGCTTATGATATAAACGTTGAAATAGGATATTCAGGCGATTATTGGAGCACAAAGATAGAATCGTTTCTGAACTACCTGACAGGACAAGACGGTAGCGGTGTAAAGATGAAGATGTACGACGTACATACGGGTATAGGTCGAAAAGGAGTAAGGTTCGTAAGCTATGAGCCTAATCTTTCTGGTTATGACGGCAAACTGATGACATTTACGATAAGATTTAGGGTTACAGACCCAAGAACAAAAGTAGTACCTCAATATACAAGCGGAGAGATAACAAGTTTAATCTGATGAGTTGGAAGGTTTACAATAAGAACAACGAAGAGCTTTGCGATATTCACAAATTAGAGTACAGCGGCTCTTTCATGGGAGATAGGTTTATCACTGCGTCGATAACATCACCATATCCGATAGATTTCTCAATAGGTGATTATGTGATATATCGCGGCGAACAATTTACGTTAAACTACGATCCGTCTATCATAAAGAAAGCAACGAAGAACACTACGGGAGATGCGTTCACGTATGACAACGTAAAATTTAACAGCTATTCGGATGAGTTGGTAAGGTGCGAGTTTTTAGACTACGTTCTTAACGACAACTTAATACATTTCTCTTCTCTCCCATCATTCGGATTTCACGCACTGACCATACACGACTTAGCTGATAGGATAAAAGCCAATTTAGACAGGGTTTACACGGGCGACCGTGCTTGGACTGTAAGTGTTAACGATTCAAACATAACAGTAAACAATGTATTTATAACCGCAGACAGGTTAAATGTTTGGGGTGCATTGTCGCTTGTATCTACTACGTTTAAATCTAACTTCATCATTCGAGGTAGGACGATAACCATAGGCACGGCAGGTAATGTTATAAGCGATGTATTTGAATACGGTAAAGGTAACGGACTAAACAGAATAACCAGAATAGCCGATCCTGACCAACAAATTATAACCAGACTAAGGGTTTACGGCAGCACGAGAAACTTACCGTTTAGGTATTACAATAAGTTAACTAAGCTTGATTTGTCGTTGTACCTACCCGATAACATGGCTGTTCAAAATCTGATGCTACCATCGTTTCCGTATGAGACATTAGACCCTTATATAGACAGTCCCAATATCAGCGAACTTGGGGTCATGGAGGGTAGCGTATTCTTTGATGGTAGCGATGAATCATTACCAGAGATTTATCCTTCACTTGAAGGCATGACTGCAAGTCAATTAAGTGCAGCTGGTATAACAGTTAACTTGGATTCAGGAGACAATGGTAATTTGGACGAGATTGCGGCAGATTCTGTTAACAGTGATGGCACTCCAATTACCGATAACGGTATATTTGAAGAAGGCGCAACCGTACCATCATTCAAGATAACCTTAAAGGATATTGGCTTTGACCTAAACGACTACCTATCGGCAAACACGGCAACAATTTCAATGAAAAACGGCCTTTGCGGCGGCAGAGAGTTTGAGATACTGTCATGCGAAAAAGCAGGCAATAAATATATTCTTACATGTAATCGGGTATTGGACGAAGGTATAGGACTGTATTTCCCGTATGCCTCAATGAACATCAAAGCTGGAGATAAATTTGTACTCTTAAACATAGAAATGCCAGAGGTGTATATTCACGCAGCATCTCAAAGATTATTATCCGCAGGGCAAGAATATCTATCTAAAAATGATTATGTAAGATACACCTACGAGGTAAACATATCCCCTGTTTACATGGCTCGAAATCCTATCCTTCACGACACGATAGTCGAGGGCGATTATCTTCAATTTGCGGATACGGATTTGGGTATAGCGGGTAGTATTATAATAGACAACCTAAGGATAAAAGAAGGCGATGATATTATCCCAACTTATGAAGTAACCTTAACCGAAGAGAAACAGGTAGGTACTATTCAGAAGATACAAAATCAGATCAACTATCTTTTAAGCGGCGCTGGTGGGTCTATATTGGATGTCAAACAAACTGAAAGTCTTATAAGGTTAATAGGAGACAGACAATTTCTGTCTAAGGTATCCGAAGACACGGCTCAAAAGTTGATAAAATTTCTTGAAGGGATAGAGGTTGGCACGTTTGCTTCTGGACTACTCGGTTCAGGTGCGGCTATTAAGAACGTTAACGGTACATCTGTAGCAGAGGTTGACCAATTACTTGTAAGACAAAGGGCAGAGTTCTTTTCAGTCTTAATACACGAAGCAAGAAGTGTTGGAGGTCAGTTGATTATCAGTGCAGCTAATATGTTGTGCACAAAGGTTGAAGAAACAACCGACTTTTATAGATGCTACTTTGACTCTAAAGACGGAGAAGTAGCAAACTTATTCTCGAACACCGACTTCGCAAGATGTCAGATATTCACAGGTACAAGACAAAAATTCTATTGGCGAAAAGTGGTAGCCGTAGGTACTGATTATATAGAGTTGAGCAAGACAGATGCTGCGTTAAATAGCGATATACCAGAAGTTGGCGATACCATCTTTCAACTCGGTTCAACTGATGTAAACAGGCAAGGTGCGATGATCCTATCTACGGTTGGCAACGATGCACCTTCATTTATTCAGTACTCTGGTATAAACTCATACGACCTTACAGGTAAAGAAACTACCAAGTTCACAAGACTTGGCAATAGAATAGTAGGTAGTACGGTGTTTCTTTCAAGCGGATTTAATCTTGACGAATGGGCTGATGGCACTTCGTTTGACATACAAGATGCACAATCGTTAGCTAATCAGGCTGATCAGAAAGCGCAACAAGCAATAAACGATGCTTCAGCAGCTGTAGGATTAATTAATTCAGAAGTTGGCAGGTTGCAGGC